CGACTGCGGAGAAAAATACGGACGCAAACAATGTGGCGTTGCGACGTGGCATGTAGATGAATGTTGCGTTTGCGGCGCGCACTCTCTAGTTACTGAGCCAAGAGATTATGGCCACCTTAAAGACGGCTGGCAAAAAGAAAGGGAACGAAAATGAGTGAAGCTTTATTCAATCTTGGTGGCCTACGGTTTTGGCACGAATCGGAAATTGAATTGCGTGAGGCTTTTCAATCACGGGTTGTCAATGTCGTCAGAAGGACTCTTTTGAACCTAAATCCGGCATGGCGATTCGCCCGGTGCGAAGGGCCGATTTTGCATCCGCGCTCCGAGATCAGCGCGGCCTATGATGAAAACGACATATTCGTCACGAATGACATTCGTGGCGGAGAGCCGCTGTGTCTACGCGCAGAAACAACGCCATCAAGCTATGCCTATGCGCGATGGCTGGGGGGCAAGCTTCCGCTCTGTGTGTGGCAGTCCGGTATCAGCTCTAGGCGTGAGACAAATGACGGGGCAAGTGCCAGCAAATTGAGGTTTAACAGTTTCTGGCAACTGGAATTTCAGTGCATCTATGGCGCTGACACCAAGGCCGATTATCGTTCCGCGCTGATCTCTGTTGTGCGGCGCGAGATTGAACGCTTTACAATGAAGGATGCTCGAATAGTTGAAAGCGACCGACTGCCAAGCTATAGCGAAAGCACGTTCGACATTGAGGCTCTTCATGGGAGTAGCTGGCGTGAAATGGCGTCCTGTTCAATACGAACGGACTATGCGCCGGACACCCGCGTCTGTGAGATTGCAATCGGGCTTGACCGGGTTGCGACATTGGCTGGAGAATAAATGACAGAAATCTTTATCTGCACTAGGCCTATTTACAGATATTCAATGGGCTTGAACTGGCAGGCTAGACGAGGCTCGGATTCGGTCGGGCCGGTGAGGCTGTTTATGTGGGAGGCGTATTGGGATTTACCAATCGAGGCCAGGGCAGAATATCTACCGAAAGACGCCTTGAGTTGGGTTGACGCAACACATGTGAGAATGACGTCTGAATTTAGGATAGCACCCGTGTTTATAGCCAAGCCATCCGGCGAATTTAACTGCCAAGAGGACTTTGCAAAACAGGCTGGAGAACAGGATTATGACGGAATATAAGAAAGGAGCAAGCGCACATGATGCATAATTTTTGTGAGGGAATTGGCGGATGAATAAATTTGAATATGATTTCTTAACCGGCAAATGGGAAGGACCAAAGGGAGCTGCATATAATGCTTGCCATGAGCATTGTAGGGGGATGGGATGGTTCGTCGGCCTTACGGCTGGCGGTGTGCCCATTTTATCAAGCAAGGGCTTGGATGCCGTTCAAGCCTATGAGAGAGGCCAAAAATAAGGCCAGTGGCGACCGGGTAAGTCCCAATCCTATCCACTGGCCTTCGGGGGGTGATCAATCCCCCCGCCGTCAGGGGGTATGCAAGGCAGTGACCGTTCCTGACTATGTGATCTTCTTATAGCAATCGTTCAGGCTGTCAAGAATTTCGATCCCGCAAGGCCGCAATGACATTGATCTTGGGATATTGACGCCAGAGGTCTAAATCCTCCTCTTTGACCGTTATAGCGGGGAGACAACTTGACACAATAACCTTGTCGCCTGCCCTCTTTTCGGATCGCTCAATGACGATTGGCTTCAACCCCTTAAGGTCCAGATAGTCACGATAGCTTTTCATTATCATTCTCCTTATGCAAGTCGATATTCGTCTTTAAGGCGGTCGCGCGCAGACCGGCGCTCAGAACCTTTTAACCTCGGATCAAGTCGCTCGTTTATCCAAGCGGTGCGCGCTTCTAGTCGCGCAAAATGCGCCGCCCTAATGGCTGTCACCCGTTGCGTTTCCACATCCTGCGCCGCCCTGTGTGCAGGGCAGAGAGAATACGGAAATATAACGCCCGCGTATTCGTGCCCCGCATTATGGGAGTAAGGCTCCCAACCGACACAGCCGCACGGGGAGACATCTTTGGTCGCCTCTAAAATTTGAGAAAGGGTCGGGCGTCTCACGCTGCACCGCCTTTCGCTTTGGCGATTGCGGCGCGGGTGCTATCTGGAACATCGCTGCCGCCGCCGGGACGCTGATTACGGTCTGCATCGCGAACCATTGCCTCAAGCGCCGCCAGCAGATCAGGCGCAGCGGCGATTAGGCGGGCGTTGGCGTCGCTCTCAGCAAACAATGCGCTGCCCGGCGTAACTTTCACCACGGCAATCCGTCTATCGTCGCCCAGAACGACCCGGCTGTTTCCGTCAAAGTCGCTGTAGTCGCCAATGTCGGCCAACTCCCAAGGCCCAGGCGTGTGCTCCCATCTGCCCAGTGTCTCAATCTCACCTGTCGGCGAAAGCGGAATTAACACATCTTCCATCGCGGTAATTATCCTATCAGTCATTGTCTTATGCTCCTTTTGCCTTGGCAATTGCGGCTTTGGCTTGTGCGATAGATTGACGCATGGAAATTTCTTTTTCCGCGCCCCAATGCTTATGAATTAATCCGCGCAGTCCCGCATGGTCAAAATCGCCAATCACAGCCGTCAGCGCCGCCAGAAGGTCAGGCGCGGCGGCGATTAGGTGGGCGTTGGCTTTACCTTCCACCCCCGCGTTAACTCTGCCAATGGATTTTTTGCCGTCTGCGGTTTGAATTGCAGTCATTTCAAAGTGCGGCGCGATGACTTGCCGCCGCCACGGGCCGGGTGTGTGTGTCATTGTCTTATGCTCCCTCAATTGTGCATCCATAATTCGGACAAAGCCTCATCGAGACCCATGCCGTCGAGTGAATAAGAGACCTTGGCGCTATCATTCCACCAATGGCTCTCGACAATTTGCTTTGCAATCATTTCGCAATGTTCGCGCAATTGGCTTTGTGTATCAGTCATTTATCTAAACTCCCTTCTAGCCTATCTCATCAGTGGCGGGAAGCCAGCCCCTGCCAGACGGGCCTGCGCCCGTTTCGATTGTCTTATGATCCTTTTGCTTTAGCGATTGCAGATATTTCTGACCGCTGCACAGCAAAATCAGACCAACCATTATACCTAACACAAGGGCGATTAAATGGATCAATCGAAACAACCTTGCGCGTTGCTGTTTTGAAGTGCGAGCGAGTGGCAGCCTTAAAGGTTATCACGTCGCCGATGCTTATATATTCACATGCCATTTTCTAAACTCCCTTTCGTTTCTGATAGGTTCGCTATAAAGGCTTTATCGTTGCCGTCAATACCCGGATGCAATTTTTTTGCATTTATTTTTCAACCTTACGATCCCCGCGAGAAATTGGCTTTTCGCCTCAAATATGCTATGGGAGGCTAATGGTTTACCAAAAAGTCAAAAGTGATGGCGCTAACACCTAAACAGGAAGCATTCGCTCAGGCTATCGCTGATGGCATGACGCAAGCTGACGCATATCGTGCAGCTTACGACGCTGAGAACATGGTCCCGACATCTGTTTATGTTGAAGCCTCAAAGCTAATCGATAACCCTAACGTCGCACAAAGGGTTAAAGAGCTTAAGGACACTCTAGCAAACCGCGTATTATGGACTAGGGAAATGTCAGTCAAAGCCCTTGTGCAGACGTTTCAAGATAGTTCTGGAAGCGTAAAGGTTGCTGCCGTTAAAGAGCTTAACGCAATGCATGGCTATAACGAACCCTCTAAGCTTCACATTGACGCTAACATTGGAATTATCCGTTATCCGGGCCTAGATGATGAAGCAGATTGAGCTGGTCAGCGCATATAGGCCGCGAGAACAGTTCCTGCCTCTTCACAAGCGTAAGACGCGATGGATGATCACGGTTGCTCATCGCCGCGCTGGTAAGACTGTCGCTTGCATCAATGAGCTTGTCCGCCGGGCCTTGGCTTGTAAGCTTGATAATCCGCGCTTTGCTTATATCGCCCCGCAGTTAAATCAGGCTAAGGATATTGCGTGGTCCTACATTAAAGAGGCCGTTGCATTTGTTCCAAGCGTGAAGGTTAATGAGTCTGAGCTATGGGTAGAGTTGCCTAATAATGCTCGCATTCGGATTTACGGCGCTGATAATCCTGATCGCCTGCGCGGCATTTATCTTGACGGTTGCGTCATGGATGAATTTGGCGACATGGACCCGACTGTTTGGACCCGCGTTATCCGCCCGGCTTTGTCTGACCGCAAGGGCTGGGCTATCTTCATTGGGACGCCTAAAGGCAAAAACGTATTCTATGACTTATGGCAGAACGCTGAGGATGATGGCGATTGGTCCCGCCTTATGCTCAAGGCCACAGCAACCGGGCTTCTGGACGATAAGGAGTTAGAAGACGCCCGGCGCACAATGTCTGAGGATGAATTTGCGCAGGAATATGAATGCAGCTTTGAGGCGGCTATTCGCGGCGCTTACTTCGGCAAGGAGATGACAACGCTTGAGGAAGCTAATCGCATCACGTCCGTTCCGTATGATCCTGCCTTACCAGTTCACACCGCTTGGGACTTGGGTATGGCCGACTCGACTGTTATCTGGTTTATTCAGGCTCACGGCGGAGAGATAAGGTTCATCGACTGCCTCAAGGGCGATGGAGTTAGCCTTGACTGGTATGTAAAGGACTTGCAATCGCGGCCTTGGGTATGGGGCAATCATTATCTCCCCCATGACGTTAAGGTCCGGGAGCTAGGCACAGGCAAGAGCCGCATTGAAGTGCTTGGCGAGTTGGGACTGAGTAACATTGAAGTCGCTCCCCGCATGGATTTAATGGATGGTATTCAAGCCCTGCGCATGATGCTCACGAGATCGTGGTTTAATAAGGAATCATGCAAGACGGGCATTGAGGCTTTGCGGATGTATCGTCGGAAGTATGACGAAAAGCGACAAGAGTATCAGTCGCATCCGTTCCATGACTGGACCTCGCACTACGCGGACGCCGCTAGAACTTTCGCTATAGCGCACAGAGAACAAATGGGATACGCTCCGTTAAAGCGCAACATCAAAGGAATCGTATGAAAAAGGCCAAGTCAAACAAAGTCGCCAAGGTCATGGGCGAGTTCAAAAGGGGAGCACTTCACGCTGGCGTCGACCCCAAAGGTCCGAAGAAAGCGCCTCTTGCGAAGTCGCGTAAGCAAGCCATTGCGATTGCTTTATCTGAGGCTGGCAGGGCTAAAAAGGGCAAATAGCCTTAAACTAGCGCAATGAGAACAAAACTGGTATATAAGGGCAAACGCATTACAAAGGAACGCAAATGGCGCTAGTGCATGGTCAGGTTTCAGCAACAACCGATAGGATTCCGCTTCTCTGCTCGACAACCGGGGTGCTACAGGTAGGTTTGGTTGCTGGCACCGCTGTCATCGGTCAGGTCAGTTCGGGGGGTATCACGACGAGCACGGGCGCTCTAACGCCGACTCGCATCGTTACTGCCACTTCGGGCGTGGCCAAGGCTACAGCGGGCCGCGTCTACAGTTCCACATTTGCCAACACGACCGCCGCTTTGCGATATATGCAGCTTTACAACAAGGCAACAGCCGGGGTTCCGGGCACCGACACACCATTGGTAATGATTCCAATTTCACCGAATAACTCAATTGAATGGTCCCCCGACGCTGGCGTTGCTTTCACCACCGGAATTGCGTGGGCAATCACAACTGACGCGGCTGGCGCGACCGCCGCTACGGGTGGCGACGTTGTTGGAACATTATTTTGGGCATAACGGGGTGTAAGATGAGAAACTACAACACTAAAAACCTCAAGCCCTATCCCCGCGTGACGGATATTCGGATCAGCGTCGATGGGGACAACAATATCCAAGGCTACTACACTGAAAAGATGGCAGTCGAATTAAACGATAATCAAGTTTACTTTCTTGAGGGGCGAGAAACGACTCACGAGATTGTTGTGCCTCTTTCTGATTTCAAGAAACACTTTCAGATGTATGACCCGACGAGCGGAGAAAAGATTAGCGACGCAACAACCACGCCGGAGATTGTCTATCTGTCACTGCTGGCGGTTATTCGCTGTCATCAATTGGAAAGAGACGCCGCTTAATGCGTCTTGCCTATTACAAAGGAACAAGGCCGGGGATTCAGGGGCTATTCAATATCGCGGTGCGCTTATGGTGTCGCGGTAAATACAGCCACGTAGAGCTTATCTTTAGCGATGGTCTATCAGGTTCATCGTCCGGCATTGACGGTGGCGTGAGACTTAAGCAGATCGACTATAACCCGTCGCGGTGGGATATTGTGAAAGTTAACGCGGATGAGGCATTTGCCCGCCAGTATGTCGAGGGCCGTGTTGGATGGGGCTATGACTATTGGGGGTTATTCGGTTTTATCCTGAGGCCGTTCCGTGGCGACAAAAAGCGTGAGTTTTGCTCTGAAATTATCGCGGGCGCTCTAAAGATTAACGACCCGTGGCGCTTTGATCCGTGCAGCTTGGCGGCTGTTCACGGGCTTCAACCGTAAGGTGAGATATGGCATATAGTAAAGATGTAACGGTTGAAGAGGATAACGGGCTTGAGGTAAGCGCGGAGAAGCCTGAATCCCTAAAGATGTCCGATGAAGAGCTTGAGGGTATTGTCGGTGGCGAGATTGAAGACGCCGCGTCGTTTATTGATGACGTTATCAGCCCTGTTCGTGCTGAGGCGGGTAAATATTACAACGGTGAACCCTTCGGCAATGAAGAGGCGGGGCGCTCCCAGATTGTCTCTAGGGATGTGCGCGATACCGTTCAGCTTATCATGCCGTCAATCATGCGGGTGTTTTTCGGATCGTCGCGGGTTGTTGAATACGCTCCCAATCGCGCAGAGGATATTGACGTTGCGGATCAGGCGACGGATTACGTCAACTACTGCCTGACAAGGGACAACAACTTTTTTCAAGTTGCCCACGCGATATTTAAGGACGCGCTGGTGCGTAAGAATGGCTTTGGCAAGGTCTGGTGGGATGAGGCCGAAACCGTCAAGACTTATGAAATTGAGGGCATGGATGAGAATGCCTATTCGGTGCTTATGTCCGACCCAAGCGTTGAGCTTCGGGAGGTTGAAGTCGAGCAATCCGCAACCGAAGTTATGACGCCGGAGGGAATTGCGTCAACCGTGCAAATGCCGACTTACAGCGCAACGGTTGTCCGCAAGAATAAAGAAGGGCGCATGAATGTTGCCGCCGTTCCGCCTGAGGAGTTTCTGATTGACCGCCGCGCAAAGTCTCTGAATGACTTTAGCTTCATTGGCCATCGCCGATATATGACGGTATCCGAGCTTGTGGCAATGGGCTATGAGCAGGATGAGATTGAGCAGCTTGGCTTTGAGGAAGAGGGTGACTTTGAGGGCAACCCTGAGGCTTTCTTCCGCAATCCCGACGCGACGATTTTGGGCGCGGGCCGGACAGACCCTGCCAGCCGCAAGGTTCTCTACGTTGAAGCCTATATCTACGTTGATATGGATGGTGACGGCATTGCCGAGCTTCGCAAGGTGTGTGTCGGCGGCAACGCGCTAAAGCTTCTACATCAAGAGGCGGTGGACGATCATCCGTTCTTTGACTTTTGCCCAGACCCGGAGCCGCATACCTTTTTTGGTATGTCGGTTGCCGATGTGGTTATGGATATTCAGCTTATTAAGTCATCCATCATGCGTAACGCGCTTGATAGCTTGGCGCAGACTATTCACCCCCGCACGGCTGTTGTCGAAGGTCAAGCGTCCATTGAGGACGTTCTTAATACGGAAGTTGGTGGAATCATCCGCGTAAAGTCGCCGGGCGCTGTTCAGCACCTTGCCACGCCAGATGTATCACAATCCGCGTTCCCGATGCTCCAATATATGGACGAGATTAAGGAAAGCCGCACTGGTATCACCAAGGCGTCGGCTGGCCTAGACCCTAACGCATTGAATAGTGGCACGGCAACGGCTGTAAATGCGGCTGTCACCGCTTCCCAGCAGCATATCGAACTGATTTGCCGTATCTTTGCCGAAACTGGCTTCAAAACGCTTATGGCCAAGGCGCTTAAGCTTTTGGTCAAGAATCAGGATAAGCCGCGTCTTGTCCGTTTGCGCAATGAATTTGCGCCGATTGATCCCCGCGCATGGGATGCTGATATGGACGTTGTGGTCAATGTTGCGCTTGGCACAGGATCAGACCAACAAAAAATGGCGTTCCTTAACGTGATTGCTCAAAAGCAGGAAATGCTATTGCAGCAACTCGGCCCGATGAACAATCCGCTGGTTAATCTTGAGGGTTACTACAATACGCTTGAGCAAATGCTGGCCGTTGCCGGGTTTAAGGACGTATCGCAGTTTTTCCAGAACCCCGCTAACTTCCAGCCGCCTGCCCCGACGCCGCCACCGCCAAGCCCAGAGCAAATCTTGGCTCAGGTCCAAGCGCAAAGCATTCAGGCGGACATTCAAAAGAAGGCCGCTGAGCTTGAATTGCAGCGTGAAGAGATGCTTCTTAAGGATGATCGGGAGCGTGATAAGCTTGACGCCGAAGTTATGCTTAAATCAGCCGAAATTGAGGCAAAATACGGCTCACAGGTGAACACGGCAAACATCCAAGCATTAATGCAGCGTGACCGTGAATACCTTAAGCAGCAAGGCGAGACCGAAAGAGCGGTTAGCGCGGCGCAACAGGTGGCGCAAGAGCAATCAATGCCACAAGAGCAGGGGTTGATTTAATGGATATTCAAGCCCTGAGGGAACTTGGCCTAAGCGATGAAGAGATCGCGCAGCTTGCCAGTATGGAATCTGGCGGCTTTGCGTTCAATTCAGCCCCAAATCCCGTAACGAATACGGTTGCTGGGGCTTATGACTATGTTCCGCAATATGGCGGCGGCGATATTGCGCCCGGAACAACCGCAAATATCTTTTCGCGGCTTGGTTTAGAGAATCCAAACATCCCAGTATTCGAACTTTTGGGCAGTGAGAACAAAGGCGGAACAAACGCAAATGAGCGTATGACGTTTGCGGCGGCTCCCGGCAATTCTTACCGATTGGTTAATAATGCAACTGGCGAAGTTGTGGGGGAGGCAGGAACGCCGGAAGCGATTTCGTCACTTGTAGCGAAATCCAATGCCCTATCCAAGCAACTCGGCAAAAAAGCCGATTTGTCATTTGAAAAAATGAACGAGGTGACGGGCAATTATTCGCCTATTTTTCGTGACGAAAAGAATATCCTAATGGATACGCCAATGAAGCTTCTTGCCGCTGGCATGTTAGCCGCAACTGGCGCTGGTTTATTGCAGCCCGGTGGACTTGGCGGCGCAGCAGGTGCGTCCGGCGCTGGAGGGGCGGCGGGTGCATCAAATGCGGCTATTTCTGGCAGCGTTGCCAACACTATTAATGCAGCGGCGGCGGGCGCTCAGGCGGGGACTGCCGCGTCATTGGCTCCAGTCTACGGCGGCGCTTTATCCGGCACTGGTGGCCTTCTAGGGGCGGCTGGTGCGGCAATACCACAGGGCGCATCGCTTGCCCCACAGGCGCTATCGTCGCTTCCGAGCAATCTATCAGCGATTCAGGCTACAACGGCTGGCGCTGCGGGCGGTGCTGGCGGCATTGGTGGCGTTCTAAAGGGTGTCGCGTCAAAAGTGGGCGTATCTGATTATCTGACAGCGGCCTCTCTTTTGGGCAGTGCCGTTAGCGGCGGCGGCGGTGGTAGAACTACGGCAATGCCGTATACTTCTCCGTTTGGTGCTGGCGTTGGCCTTGGCACTGGTCAGGATATGCGCGTCAATCCCAATATCGCCGATTATGAGCGTTACGGCTTTGGGCCGGAAGCGACGTTTTTTCAGCCGGGCTATAGCCAACTTGTTTCTGGCGGAGCGCCCTTAAGGCAAACAACGATGGGGCCACCTGCCAGTATGCTTAACCCACAATATGTGCCGCTGATCTAATGAATAACTCGCAAGCCATCACAAAGGGCAGTCACGCCAAGCGCCTATTAGAAGACCCGGTGCTTATAGAAGCGTTTGAGCAAGTCGAAGCCGAGATTTTCCGGGAGTGGAAGGACTCGTTTTCCGGCAATCACGATTCACGGGAGCAACTTTTTCACACGCTCAAAGGATTAGAGCGATTGAAAGCCCGCCTACAGGCAACCCTTGATTCAGGAGTCCTTGCATCAAGGAATTAACATTTAACAAAAAAGGTGCTATATGACGGAACAAGTCGGCAACCCCACAGACGGGATCGGCCTCCAAGAAGCAACATCAGCCATCAGTGCACTTCTCGGCCCTGAAGAGGATAACCAAGAGACTGAGGCGCTAGACCCGGAAACGGGCGTGGCAGAAGAGGATTACGAAGGCGACAGTGATGAAGCTGAGTATGACGACGAAGCCGAACTGGATGAAGAAGATAGCGAAGAAGAAGTCGCGCAGGAACTTCCCGACGATGTAACTGTCAAGGTTAAAGTTGACGGCGAAGAATTGGAAGTCACCTTAGCAGAACTTCGGAATGGCTATAGTCGGACCTCAGATTATACGCGGAAGGCACAGGCATTAGCAGATGAACGCAAGGCGTTTCAAAGCGAAGCCGACACCATCCGTCAGGAGCGCGCTCAATACGCTGAACTTTTGCCATTGCTCCAACAGCAATTGATGCAACAGGTCAGTGCCGAGCCTGATTGGGATAATCTTTATGATGAAGACCCCATTGAGGCTGCGCGGTTAGAACGACACTGGCGCAAGTCCCGTGAAGAACAGACGCAACGGCTCCAAGCCATTCAGGCAGAGCAGCAGCGTTTAGCACAGGAGGCTGCCAGCGACCAAATGAAAGCCATGCAGGCTTTTGTGGAGGCAGAACGAGCCAAATTGCCCGATGTGATTCCTGAATGGAAAGATCAAGGGGTTATGGCGCGCGAAGCCAAAGAGTTGCGCGATTGGGCTGTTGCCCAAGGCTTGACAGAACAAGAGGTCGAAAGCCTGCGTCAAGCAAATCACGTTGCACTCATCCGCAAAGCCATGCTGTATGATAAAGGTCGAACAAAAGTAGAACAATCAAAAGCCGCCCCTAAGAAGGTGGCCAAGGTTATTCGACCCGGATCAAGTGGCACACAGGTTAATGTTCGTTCAACCGAAGTAAAGAGAGCTTCACAGCGCCTTGCGCAAAGTGGTCGCGTTCAAGACGCGGCTAATCTCTTAAGTCAACTTCTTTAAGGACGAATTAAATGGCTATTATTGCTAATACCTTTACCCGCTATGAAGCGGTAGGTATTCGGGAAGACCTCTCGAATATCATCTACAATATTTCGCCGGAGGAAACTCCTTTTATTTCCAACATTGGTCGCGGGACTGTCAAGAATACGTTTTTTGAATGGCAGGTTGACAGTCTTGATGCCGCCTCCTCTGCTAACGCTGCGGTTGAAGGTGATGACATCTCGTCGTTTACCGCCGTAACGCCGACTTCTCGCGTTGGTAACTATACTCAGATCAGCACAAAGAACGTGATTATTTCTGGCACACTTGAGGCCACTGATCGGGCCGGGCGCAAGGAAGAATTGTCGTATCAGACTGCTAAGATGGGCGCTGCGCTCAAGCGTGACATGGAATCTTCCCTTCTGGCGAACCAAGCGGCGGTTGTCGGCACGTCCGCAGCAGCACGACGCACGGCTGGTCTGCCCGCATGGCTTACGTCAAACGTTTCGCAGGGAACGGGTGGCGCTAACCCAACTGTTGGCGCGGTCCCGACTGCGGCTCGAACGGACGGCACCGCCCGCGCCTTTACCGAAGCCTTCCTTAAAACCGTCATTCGTGGCGTGTGGACTCAGGGCGGATCGCCCAAGGTTCTTATGGTTGGTCCGTTCAATAAAACGGTCGTTTCCGGCTTTACTGGTATCGCAACGCGCTTCCGCGATGTGCCCGCTGGCAAGCAAGCGCAGATCATTGGTGCAGCCGATGTTTACGTGAGCGACTTTGGCGCGGTGAATATCGTTCCCAATCGCTTCCAGCGTGAACGTGACGCTTTTGTGCTCGATCCTGAATACGCAAAGTTGCAGATTTTGCGTCCGATTCAGCAGATCGAACTCGCCAAGACTGGTGACGCCGAAAAGCGCCTCATGCTTGTGGAATATGGCCTACAGGTCAACTCACAGGCCGCGCACGGCATCATTGCCGACCTTACCGCCACGTAAGGATAATGGGGAGGGGCTTCGGCCTCTCCCCTAACCCTTTGGAGGAAAAATGAGAAAAAGAGTTATCTCAGATGATCGAGACTCGTCGGGCATTCTGACTTCTTTCCACTATGATCAAGCCGATGACAGCTTTGTCATTCAAAAAGAGCAGGACGTTGCTGGAATCATTGAAGCTAATAAGGTTGAATTTAACGACGCACCCACCCGCTGGGGCGAGTGGACAAAGGTTGGGAGCATCCCTTTGACGATTTATTTTGACTTGCAAAAAAAAGGTATTTTGCAGGACCAGAAAGCCTTGGCTAAATGGCTTAACGACCCTGACAACCGTGCATTCCGCACAAGGCCGGGAACTATCTAATGCCCCTTATTGCCGGATATACTGGTTTGGTCGAGGCGGTCGAGTCCACGCTAAACCGAACGGACATTACAGGCGACATTGGGGCATTTGTTGTCCTTGCTGAGGCGGCAATGAATCGCCGTTTGCGGTCGCCTGAAATGGTCAAGCGAGCTTCCGTAGACATTTTTGATGAATATGTGGACAGGCCATTGGATTGGCTTGAAACAATCCGCTATCAGGTGGATACAAATCCGATAACCGTAATGGAATTTGTAACGCCAGAAGAAGCGATTATTCAAAAAACAAAATATTCGGCATCCGGGATTCCTAAGTTTTATTCAATGGTGGGGATTCAATTTCAACACGTTCCCGCGCCCGACGTATCACGCGCAGGGGAATTACTTTATTACTCTAGCCTCCCGCCGCTTAACTTGTGGGGAACAAATTGGCTCTTGAAAACAAGCCCTGATCTTTATCTATACGCAACGCTGGCGCACTCCGCACCGTTCCTAAAAGAAGATGAGCGGCTAAACACTTGGGTCGGGATTTACGACCGCCTCATGGCGGAGCAAGAGGTTCGAGATCAGCGCGCAAAGACGGGTTCTAGTCGGCTGGCGGCAAAAATAAGGACGTTTGGATAATGCCTGATACAGTGACCACAAATCTTAGTTTAACTAAGCCCGAAATTGGCGCATCCGCTGACACATGGGGGACTAAGATTAATGCCGATTTGGACACGTTGGACGCCCTGTTCAAAGCAGATGGCACGGGGACGAGCGTTGGCCTTAACGTGGGCACTGGGAAGACTTTACTTCTTACCGGAACGCTAGCACTTTCGGGGACCGCCAATGTTACAGGCACTCTTGCCATTGGCGGCGGAACGGCGGCGCTCCCCAAGTTTACGTTTATCGGCGATACCAATACGGGTATATTCTCTCCCGCCGCTGACACCATTGCATTTACCAAAGGTGGCGTCGAGACTGCGCGCATCGGTAGCACGGGGATTGTGCATGTTAACACGACCGCAACTCCATCAGCTGGAACACCAAGGTTGGTTGTTAATGGCGGAATCTCCGGTGTGGGGACGGTCACAATTAACAGCAGCACGGCAACGACGATTGCTGAGGGGGCAGGGCTGTTACTCCTTGTCCGTAATACCACCAACGGTGGGACAGCGGTCGTTTCTTATGAAAACGCGCAGACGCCAGTTATTATTTCAACGTCTGGAAGCACGACGTTCCAGACAACAACTCCTTCTGGGAGCGGCCAAATACAATTGACCAATCGCTCTGGAAACCTTGGTGTCGCCGCGCTGGCATCTGGTGACCGGAACAATAGCGTATTAAGTGTCACTATTCTTCAAACTTTCTAATCGGAGTAATAAAATGGCTATTCCCAATGTATGGGCTGTTCAGCAAATGGATTGCTACCCTGAAGCCAACGTCGCGCAGCGGATCGCCGACCAGATCAACCCGCCCGTCGTTCAACCCGCTCTTTCTTGGTAAGGCTTTACGTCGATGGACATGGACTTCGGCATTGACACGCTTCTCACAATCATCGCTGGCCTTTTTGGCCTGATCGGTGTGTGGACGCAGTTAAGCAATCGTCTCGCAATTCTGGAAACCAAGCTGGATTACGGCGACGAGAAATTTAACGCCATTGATAAGAAATTTGCCGAGGTTATGAATCACCTTCGCAGAATTGAGGACAAATTGGACAATAAGGCAGACAGATAATGGCAGCGGGTAACTTTTCCAACTGCTTAAAGGTTATCCTTCACCATGAAGGCGGGTTTGTTAATCATCCCCGCGATCCGGGCGGGATGACCAACCTTGGCGTCACAAAAAAAGTCTATGAGACATGGATCGGGCATAATGTATCCGAAGCCATCATGCGTAAGCTGACTCCCAACCTTGTCGCTCCCCTTTACAGGAAAAACTATTGGGATTCCGCTAAGTGTGAAGGCATCTTTAAGGGGCTTGATCTTTGCGTCTTTGACTTTGCCGTAAACGCTGGCGTAAGTCGTTCGGCGCGATACTTGCAAAGACTTGTCGGTGCAACTGAGGATGGCGTTATCGGCCCGGCAACGCTTAACCTGTTAGCTAATAAGTTAGCTAAGGATAATGCGCTAAATCTCATTGACGCTTTTCAGGAAAGCCGCCGGGTATATTATCGCAAGCTGTCAACATTCTCGACATTTGGGAAGGGTTGGCTGCGCAGGGTTGATGAAGTTGAAGCGGAAGCAAAGGCGATGGCCAAATGACGATGGCAGAAATTGAAAAAGCAATCTTAAATCGCGTCCGCATTTGGTGGCGTCCGGTGACTTGCGTTGGGATTGCGGGCGCTGTCATTGTTAATGCGATAGTGTTGCCATTTGTCAACAGCGCGCCTATTTCGTTAACGGATTTGGCGGCAACAATCGCATCTTGTGCGACAATCTTTGCGGTTCGTGAATGGGGAAAAATTAAAGGTGCTGAATAATGGGATCATGGCATATGTGGCGGCAGGCGCTCTTGTTATTGGCACAGCCGCCGGGTGGAAGGTCCGCGACTGGCAATGCGACGCCGCTTACTCAAAGGCTTTGGAAAAGGCTGAAAAGCAACGCAAACAGATTGAGGGGCAAATAAATGAGGTGTCTACGCTTTACGAAGCCGAGCGAGATAAAGCCGATGTCGTGGAAACCAAAGAGCGGGAAACAATCCGGGAGATTTACAAAACAATTCCTAATGTTCCTGCTGATTGTGCTCCTGATGCTCGCGTTATCGGGATGCTCGAAAGCGGTGTCAATCGCGCCAATGCAGCCGCTTCCGGCCAATCTGGCAAGTGATTGCCCGCCGCTCCCATCGCCGCCCAAAACGCTTGTCGATCCAGACCGCGCTATTTGGGAATTAGAAATAGTTGCAAAGTATGGCGACTGTGCTCTAAGGCATAAGTTAACCGTTGACGCATGGAAAAAATCGTCACGGCCTAACTAAACGGGAGTCTTCTTATGGTTGCTTCAATAATGACCGATGACGAATTTATCCGGGCTTGGCAGGAGGGCAATGGGAGTCCGCGCCGGGTTGCTGAGCTTTTGAATATTGACGAAAGATGGGTTTATAGGCGGCGGAGCGTTTTGGCTAATCGCGGGATCGTCTTGCAAACAAAGCCCGCTGGGCCTTCGCAAGGCAAATGGTCAGGCGATAATATAGGCCGGGCATATAAAAGCCAAAACAGCCTTAGCGTAGATACCGGGACCGTTATTGTTTTTTCTGACGCGCATTGGTGGCCAGATCACGAGCGCACGACCGCAAATGAAGCCCTACACGAGCTTATTAAAGACCTAAAACCTGTTGCGATTGTTGCAAACGGCGATTTATTCGATGGTGCTAAAGTTTCACGCCATGCGCCATTGGGTTGGGCGCAATTGCCTTCGGTTAAGGGTGAATTGGAGATATGCCAAGAGCGCATGGCAGATATTGAAATGCTCTTACCAAAGGGGTGCGCTAAGTTTTGGAATGTTGGCAATCACGACTCACGATTTGACCGCGCCCTTGTGAGTAATGCCCCTGAATATGATGGCGTTGTCGAGCGGCTAGAGGATAAATTCAGCCGTTGGGATTTTGCGTGGTCCCTTGCCGTTAATAATGACGTTATGATTAAGCATCGCTATCACAATGGCATCCATGCGGCCTATAACAACGCGCTAAAGTCTGGAAAGACGCTTATCACTGGCCACCTTCACCGCTTGGCAGTCACCCCTTGGGCGGACTATAACGGACGCCGTTGGGGCGTCGATACGGGGACTCTCGCCAATCCGCATGGCCCGCAATTTGACTATGCCGAAAACAACCCCTCCCCGCATACGTCCGGCTTTGCAGTTTTGACGTTTAAGGATGGGATGTTACTTCCGCCTGAATTGTGCGAGGTTCTTAATGAGAAGGCGTATTTCCGGGGTGAATGTGTTTACAACGGGGCAGGTCAAGATGACAATTTCAGCAATTGAGTTTTTAGAACGTGCCGCCGACCTTATGTTGGAGCGGGCAAAGCAATATGATAACCCGGAAGGTGAGCGGAGCATGGCGCGGGCAGTTGCATCGTTCAATGTCCTGACGGGTAATATTCTTTCCGAGCAAGAGGGTTGGATGTTTATGCTGCTCTTGAAACTTGCGCGGCAATCCCAATCGGACGAATGGCACAAGGATAGCTCTGAGGACGCAATCGCCTATGCGGCTCTAATGGCGGAATCATGGCAAAATCACGAAAAAGATGTTAAAGACTTTGAGGTAATTTTTAAGTTTGAACCTGACGAGTAAAGATGGCGCTTCTATCCCTTGATATTCAGCCCGGCATATACCGCAACGGGACGGAGCTTCAATCATCTGGCAGATGGTATGACGCTAATCTTGTGCGTTGGCAAGAGGGTTACATGTCTCCTATTGGGGGATGGGAGCGCCGAGGGACTGGAGTTGTTGTCGGCAAGTGCCGCGGCCTTCTTACGTGGAAAACAAACACCAATGTAAGATTTGCGGCAATCGGCACACCGTCAAAGCTTTATGTTATGACGCAATCCAGTGCGCTTGTGGACATTACGCCAGTCAGCTTCACGTCTGGCAGTGATGATGCCTCTACAGGTGCGGGATATGGCTTAGGTCTTTATGGGGCTGGTTTTTATGGAACGCCACGACCGGACGCGGGGACCGTTACCGCCGCCACAACTTGGAGCCTAGATACTTGGGGCGAGTATCTTGTCGGCTGCTCGACAACCGATGGCAAGCTATATGAATGGCAATTGGATGCGGCAACACCCACAAAGGCCGCAGTCATTGCAAGCGCCCCGACAAATTGCCAAGGTCTCGTGGTTACTGAGGAGCGGTCAATTTTTGCACTGGGCGCTGGCGGTGACGGTCGCAAGGTTCAATGGTGCGATTTGGAAAACAACACGATTTGGACGCGAGCCTCTACAAATCTTGCGGGAAGCCAAATTCTACAGACTTCGGGCAAGATTGTTTGCGGGAAGCGTGTGCGAGGCCAGACTCTTATTCTAACAGACATTGACGCACACGTAGCCTCTTATGTTGGCCAGCCCTTTGTCTACTCATTTGAGGTGGCGGGAAGGGCTTGCGGCATTGCCTCCGCAAATGCGATTGCCGTTCTTGACAATATGGCCATTTGGATGGGGAATAAAGGATTCCACGTTTTTGACGGATATGTAAGGCCGCTCAGATGTGATGTTTTTGATTATGTGTTCGGCAATCTAAACGTCAATCAATCGTCAAAGATTTACGCGGTCAACAATAGCCAATTTAATGAAGTGCAATGGTTTTATCCGTCATCCGGCTCCAATGAGAATGACCGATATGTGACCTATAACTATGTCGAAAATCATTGGTCCTTTGGGGTCATTGCCCGGACGGCTGGCACGGATAGAAACGTCTTTAGAAACCCGATAATGATTGGCACTGACGGCTTTATTTATGACCATGAAGTCGGCTTAAACTATTCCGGCGCACTGCCCTATGCAGAAACCGGGCCGATTCAGTTGGGTAACGGCGATAACGTCATGTATGCTAATGAGCTTATTCCAGACGAGGCCAATCAGGGAAGCGTTACAGCGACGTTTAAGACGAAATTCTATCCCAATGGCCCGGAGTCCACCTATGGGCCTTATAGCCTATCAAATCCAACAAACGTAAGGTTTAGCGGAAGGCAGGTTAAGATGCGCGTGACGACCACCGCAACACCGACAGATTGGCGCGTTGGCGTTCAAAGACTAAACGTGAAATTAGGAGGGCGCAGATGAGGCTGAAACTACCGCCAGCACCGGGCGCATATAGTCCTAGCTATGACGACCAGCGCAATCGTCTCATTGAGGCTTTTGCGAAGAACGTATACGTCAAAGGCGAAGATGTCGCCATCTATGCACCAGCCAAGCTGATCTACAACGGATTTTACGGCCAGTTTAAAAAGGCTACTAGCGTGTCTCCTACTGCTGCCAATACCGCGTATGCGATTACATTTGACACAACAGAAGAAAGCAATGGCGTTTCAATCGGATCGCCTGCATCTCGGATCGTCGTAACGGAAGCTGGCATCTATAATTTCTCAGCCCACTACACAATTCTATCTAATAACAGCAGCGCAAAAACTACATATTTTTGGTTCAGGAAAAATGGAACCGATGTTCCTTTAAGTGCGTTCTTGACAACAAGCGACATCAATGGCGG